TTCTACGGCAGAAGGTGCCTCCATTCTATAGTTAATCTCGCTTGGTGTCAACACCGAAAATAGTCTACCTCCAATGGGGGAGACGACGACGCTGATGATCGTGAGGGCACCAGCAATGCTCCACATCTTCTTCTCCATAAGACGAAGACGCTCATCAATCTTTCGGATGTCTCTTTCACATCCCTTCTTTATCTCATCTGCTCTTCTGTTGACTTCTCTGTGTACGCTTTCTATTTTCTCAAATAAAACTGCGTCTATTCTATCTTGCTTTTCCAACTTCTCATTATGAACAGCAAGAAGTTGTCCCATTTTTACAGAGTTATCCTGTAAAGATTCTACTACACGTTCTAGTCTTTCTAGAATAGCAGCATTGACTCCGGCTTCATCCATTTGACATCCAAGTTTTACGTGACCTTGGTCCTAGGTAAGCGTACTTCTTTTTTTTCTTCTGTAACGGAGTATCATAACCTGCGATAGGACCTTTATTGTCCGACTTGCTACTGAATCCAGGTTTAGCACCAGTTGCCCCACCACCAGCAAGGGTAGTAGATTCTCTGACAATCTTTATTACTCTATCAATATCCATTAGATTGTTTTTAGGATAGCAAGACACTTCTCGTCTGTTACGATATCATCAAGACCAGACTTAGGGTATTCTGGAATGCGATTAAGGAACAGTAAGAAAGTCTTAATCAAAGACCAATACTCCTTCTCAATCTTATAAAACATCAAAGGAACAGTCGCCTCACCAAAAACATTAAAACAAATGATAAAGTGATTTAGGATGAGATGTGCTTTCAACTCATCCGTCATCACATACTTTTTAAAAAGACGTTTGATATACTTAAACCTTTTCAGGTCTTCTTCAAAGTCTTCAATCGTGACTGCTTGTGGATTTTCGTAATATTTAATAGCAAAGAGGAGATGATTCTCCTCGTTCAATTCATCAAATCTCATTTACATTACGCTTCTACAGTAATTGTGCCAGCAGCAGTTCCGATAGCACCACTGTTGGTGATCGTGGAGTTAGTGCTGGTTCCAGCATCCTTGACCGAACCGCTGTTTAGCGACATGGCATTAGAACCGATTGATAGTTCGTCACCAGCATCAGTTGCGCCATTGCCAGCAGCGATGGTGAGGGAGAAGACCAGTTCGTTGGTGCCACTACCAGAGGCATACGATAGAGTATGGTTGCTATTAGTGTCGTTCACAACGGTGAGTTGTGGCGTACCAGTAACATCAACTGCTTCGTTGAATCTTACTCTTACCTGTAGTGTACCACCTTCCGACTTGTCGAATGCGGTTGTGATGAATTCAATCTCAGTAATATCAGCAGAACCAATTTTAACTGCTAGACCACTGACTGCTACCAGCAACTCTGGGTCAGCGTTGACATTACCATTACCGCTCAAGGCAGATCCTGCCTCACGAACCCAACCGCTAGCGTTAGCGAAGACTTCTTTTTTCTCAGCAGCGGTCAAATTCTTTGGCTTTGACTCATCTGAATCTGAAATACCCCAGAGTGCCATGTTTCCTACGAGTTTTTGTTAAAATATTTATATAAATGCCACGACCTAAGCCGTGGCAAAGTTATCAAGATTCGCGTTCTGCGATAGCATTCTTAACGACCTCTAGTAGTTGGTCGTCCATGTCAGTCTTGGTCAACTTAACAGCTTTCTCAAGAATAACAATACAAATCTCGATTAGTTTTTCTCCCAATGCTTCATTCTCAGGAATTTTAGCAACGGAGTCGCGGACAATTTTGCCCGCGATAGGTAGAAGAATACCAAGCATGATTTTAGGTTAGACTAACCTATATATCACTTCTTCTTCTTTTTAGTATCGATGATGGCACCTTTGCCATACTTGTCAGTGATTTGTTTCTTTACAATATCCATTGCGGAAGAATTACCTTTCTTTGGTTTCTTCTTACCCCACTCCGAAGTTGCTTTGTCATACTTGGGCGCTCTTTTGTAATCGGTGTTACCACCAACTCCACCACGCTCCATGCGACGGTCCTTCATGCGATCATAATCTTCTTCAGAAACATAAGTTTTTAGAACACGATCTAGAAGAGTTTCCTCAAAGTGTGGGTTTTTCTGACCCTTCACCTTCTCCATGTCCTTGCGAGCCTTCTCGTTATTTGCTTGACGCTTTTTGAAGTTGGTCTCAAGATAGGAGTCATCCTTTTTCTTTTTACCTTCAGATACGTTCGCAGCTCTCAATCTTTTTGCCTGACTCTTATGCATCTCAACGGCTTTGTCCAACTCTTTGGCAATGCCTTTGACACTTTCATTACTCATCTTATTCTGACGCATGGTGTTCTGCGTCTGAGCGGATGGAGTAGCGGTAGGACGAGGTTTGCGATTGATCTTTACGCCAATTTTTTCAAGGGCACCTTGTGCTCTTTTAGTGACGCTATCAACAGCACCTGCTAGATCTTCCTTCATGTTCCGCATTTCTTGAGAGCGGAACTCTTTCTTAGATTCATATCCAGATGGTTTAGCGCCATCTTTGATAGATGATCCTCTACCAAGAGACTTCCTCTGAGAGGATTGTCCCATCTTTTTCTTGTCTTTGTACTGGGTGCTCAACTTCTCCTCAAGTTCCTGATCTTTTTTAATGTCAGGATGGGGAGCATACAAAGGACCCTCGTAGTTACCAGCAAACTCAGGTTCTTCCTTCATGCGGCGCTTGGCAGCATTGCCCTTGCCTTGATCACTTTGACTCTTTACACGTCTATCAGAGACTCTACCTGGTCCAGTGCCAGTTCCAAGTCGGAAAGCAGTGTCGCGGTCAGCATCAGTTCTTCTTCCACCTTTTGATTTGGTGTCAGAGTCCTGCATCTGACGAGCACGTTGTGCTCTAGCGCCAGTCAGTCCTTCATCAATAGCAACCTCTTCGGTCTTAACCTCGGGCATGACTGTGATTTTGTTCTTTACACCTTTCTTAGGGGTGTGATCGCAACCACAGTCTTCAGACTTTTTTTCGATTACGAAATCAAAGTCTTCGCGCCAATCATAGTGCTCTTTCTTAGCAGTCTTTGCTGCTTTTTTGAAGGCATCCTTAGCAGGATAGTCCTCATCACCAGGTTTGGCGGGTGATTCTCCACGCTTTCTCTTGGCATGGATGTTTGCATAGAGACCTTTCTTCTCTTCAATGGTCTCACCTTCAGGAGTATACCCTGCAGCAAGATTCTTTTTCGCCTTCGCTGCCTTTTTGACAGGAGCAGTGGTAGGATTTGGTCTTGGTCTATAAGGTGCGTCATTCATTCCAGCATCCCTCATGGCATCCCTCATGGGATACTCACCAGCATTGCTAAATGGTTTGTTACCCTCAACCATCTCACCTTCTGGTTCGTAGGAGTCAGCAGTTCTTACGTGGGGTGCCAACTGATACATTGGTTTGCCGGTGGTCTTACTCTTCATACCCGCCTTGTAATTGCGGTATGCGGGAGTGTTACCCCTGACATCAGAGTTGGTGATGGTGTATGCCTCACCTCGAAGTTCTACCTCGGCAGCATGTGCTGCTTCCTCTTCTTCCTTGACACAGTTAGGAACTTGGCGACCGTTCTTCATCTTGGTGCCTTTTGCCTTATAACCGTCCCAGCAAGTAGAAGCGCCCACGTTCTTACGTGCCTGCTTCATGTTACCTTCGGTAGCAATCTCTTCGGAGACACCAGTCTCTTTATCCTGACGGCGCTGAGTTCCCACTGCCTTAATCGCACGGGACTTCATGCTCATGCCCTTTTTATTTTCCGCCTTTTTAGTAGGGCGAGGCATCGCTTTCTTCTCTGGCTTTGCTGCCATAGAGAACTTCTCGTCAACGGTTTCTACTTCTTCTTTGCGAGTATCTTTACCGTCGGGTTTGCCACCCTTGGCACGTTGAATAGCATTATGTACTAGTCCAGCATGCTCTTTAGAGTCTGATTCTACTTTGCCGTCGCCGTCACGATCTTTTTTCTCCTCAAGATAAGGACGACGAAAGTCCTCGTATGCTTGGTTCCAGATGCTCATCTTCTATAGTGGACGATTAACTATTATCTTTATTTAGCAGGCAATGCGTCCTTTACCCAAGTTCTAAAAATTTTCTTACTCTCGTCAAGGCAAATTAGATAGTTTGGTCCCCGTCGAATAATCTTACCAGACTTATCACCAGTGGTGATTGGGTCTCCTTCATTAAAGATCTCACCTGCTTTATACTGTTCCTCTAGTGAACGCTCCTCTACAGGGATGACGTTCATCATCACGTAGTTGTAGAGTTTACCGTTCTGTTCTGTCGCTAGTTTTGCGATCTCCGTAGCACGAGACTTGCGAACTACGATGTTGATTGCGTTGTATCCACTTTCGTAAACAGACTGAAGAACATCATAGATGGTCTCAGCGTTCTCGTCATCAACTACAGCGTCACCATATGCTTCTTTAATACGATCAATATCAGCATCACGGGATGGGAAGATGTAGAACTGACCACCAGCAGCAGACTCTTGTGCCGTGGCAATCACACTATCACCAATCTCATCGTTATCAAACTTGTCAAAGGCAACCGTCAACGGTTCTTGCCTTGCTGCTTGATCAAACTGTTGTCTTGCTCTAAATTGATCAACTTGTCTGAGTAGGGCATCAACGTCAACACCCTGAGCAGCAGCACCGGATTTTTGACTGTCTGCCTTGTCAGTTGAACCCGTGCTACCAGTAGATCTAACAGCAGCAGATCTCTCTTCAGCGTCAGCATCCTTCTGTGCTTGACGAGCATCATACATTTTCAGTTCACCTCTGACGGTCTTTGCCTTCAGTGTGCCCTGCTTATCATACCAGTCTCCGTGCCCGTCTCCTACCAGACCCATTCGCTTTGCCTGGGCGCTGGCGCGGGTTGTTCTTGCCTCTACGATGAACTTCTCGAACTGCTTCACGTATTTTTTTATAATAGATTGTTTGGTTCTGACGAATTAGCGCAAGACCAAGGGTCTTCGTATGCATATATTTAGCTTTGTCATCTCTGAATTGTTCCATAAATTGATGGAAGAACGCAGTGAATAGCATTATCTCAGCGGGTTGACGATTAATTTTTTTAACCGTGCCAGCATAGTCCCAAATTAATTGATCCCAGAACTCCTCAGTCATTTGGTCTTCCCCCGATAGCATCCCACATATCCTTAACCATATCTCGTGGTTCTGTGGTTCGTTTATGCATATCCGGATCTACCCACTCCTTCCATTTATCAAGATTTTCTTGTGTGGGAACAGCGATTCTTACCATGGTTCCCTCCTCAACAAACTCTTCGTTCATTTTCTCATAGGTTTCAGGTGTAATCTTATCAAATTCGGTCATAGTCCAGGGGGAAGTCGTGTGGGAACAGCGATTCTTACCATGGTTCCCTCCTCAACGAACTCTTCGTTCATTTTCTCATAGGTTTCAGGTGTAATCTTATCAAATTCGGTCATAGTCCGGGGGGAAGTCCAGGGATAGGGATTGGTATGTTGGTGCCAGGGAAGGTTGGTCTTGGAATTATAGGAGTTGGTCGTCGATTTTTAAGTCCTGGCATAGCATTATCACACATCATAGCATCATCACGCAAAAGTTCCATATCAAATCTATCATCCAAATCAAATCCAGATGGTCTAGGAGGACGATCCAACATCAACGCGGTAGAAAATCTATATGAGAAAGGGCTTCTCTCCGTTTTAGTTCGAATCCTCAATTTCATACTAGCGCCAGACTGGGAGATTGGTTTGACGCCAATGATTGATAGATTGTTAGGATCCGAATTCAAAGAGTATAACCCATAACCACCAATTTGTATGTAATGAATGTTCTTACTACTATAGTAAGCAGAGAATGCGTTTAAAAATTTACTCCCTGTGATGTAAGAACTTTTAAAATTTTCTAGATCAAAAGATGCGTCTTCTTGAGGTACTTGTGTGCTCTTAGCATAGTTAAAAAGTTTAGGTTTAGCTTTCCATATCATATTGATGTCACTAATGACATTCATATTTGACAATTGTTTTCTCATCTCAATTGCCTCAGTGGTATTCTTTCCATCAAGATACCATTGACCACCTCTATGCTTTAAACTTGCCTGACCAAAATCAGCATCAGCATTAACTTTGAGTTCAATACCAATATCCTTTCCAAATTTTGGATCTTGTCCTCTATGGTATTGATTCGTAAACAACTTCAAGTCTGCTGTCGCATTGTTGGCACCAGCTGGTGTAAACCCAGATGGCACTAAACCTGCGTCTTTATATTGACTGAACAGTTTGTTCTCGTAAAGAAAACCAACGTTTATTCGTGAGGATATACCTGCCTTCCCTTTTGCCCAGTCATCATAATCTGGATCACCACTATACTCTGCCCCTGGATCCAGTATTACAGACATAAAAAAAGACCCTTACGGGTCTATTTATTGTGAGTTTCAAGAAAGTCTCTTTCATTTTGATAAGGAACTACTTCTCCAGTGTATAATTTCCATCCCTCATGAAGTTCAGGAAATAACCACTGATCAACTCTATAACAATATTGCCAGTTAACTGGTTGAGCACAGTTCATAACAACTACCGCCCAGAATCCTGTTAGGTAGTTGATGAACGTAAGCATTACAAATCTCCCTCGGCACGATGCTCAGAATAGTAAGCATCAAATGCACCAGTAGGATATCGTTTTGACAACTTGCTGATGTTACGATCAAGCACTTCATCCATGGTAATCTCAAGGGCAATACATGCTTGAGCAGCATACCACATTAGATCACCAAGTTCAATAATCATATGCTCACGATTATCTTCATTAAATGGTTTGCCTTGGAAGATCATCTTTTTGACAATCTCAAGAAATTCACCACCCTCGGCATTGATACCGACACCTGCGGTCAGTAGACGTTCAATGTTGGCACCTTTCTCATCCAGTTGTACTAGACGGTCAGACAGGGCGAGGAAGTCTGTAGAAGCATCAGAGGTGACGCCATTGACAAACTTCTTATAAGATTCAAAACGGGACATAGTTAGTAAAGTTGTTCTTCGGTTTCTGTTTTAATAACACAGTTGGATAGGGGTTGACTCACACATAGAAGCGCGAATCCTGCTTCGATCTGATCGTCGTCTAGAAATGACTGGTCCTCTTGATTGACTTCTCCAGAGATAATTGTTCCAGCGCAGGAGGAGCATGCGCCAGCACGACAGGAATATGGAAGGTCGAGACCTGCTTCTTCAGCAGCATCTAGGATGTAATTATCCTCATCGCACTCAAAGGTTGTGCTTGTTCCGTCGGGTGCTTGTAGGGTTACGGTATGTGCCATATTTAAAATTTGAACTCGCTAAACTTAGCTTTAGATGTTTCCGATTGTTCATAATTATACTGGTCATCGTCTCCTTTGTCAAGGATATCGTCCTGTGCTGTTTGCTCACAGTCATACAAACGCATTTTAGGACGATCGATGCCCACGACGAACCGCTTATTAAAAGTGGGGTCATTATATCTATTCTTTAACTGTTTCACCATTACCTGACCTAGAGTCTCAAGTTCCTCGCTGCTAACAAGGGCAAACATAAGGTCAGCAGTAGCAGGAAGACCAAAGGATTCAGAAGTGTCAGTAAGGTTAGGATCAGAGCTAGCAAAACCACTGCGAGTGGTTTGAGTAGCAGAGAATATGGGGACATCATATTCGACTGCCAAACCTCTAAGTTCTTCAGCAATTGATTTGATGTAATTATAAGAGTTGACATTAACCGCTGACCTATACCTTGATGAAGCACAAATATTAAGGTAGTCAATGAAAATAATGTCAGGCTTAAATGACTTCTTAAGATGAAGTTCGCTAAGGAGGGAACGGAAGTGTCCGGCATGAGCAGAACCCGTAGGATACTCCTTAATAATTAGTTTGCCTGTAGTTTTGTTACTGAGGTTCTGAACCTTCTTATAGAAAGTAGACTTAGGAAGTTCCGAAATCTCTTTGATGTTAACATTGAGAAGGTTAGCATCAATTCTTTCCGCAATCTTCTCCTCAGCCATCTCACATGTGATGTATAGAACGTTCTTTCCCTGGAGGAGAACGCTTGCAGCGACATGGCACATGAAAAGAGATTTACCGACACCAGTGCCAGCGAGTGCGATATTAAGCGTTTTATTAGACACTCCGCCCGCAGTAATCTTATTGAACATTTCAAGATCAAAGGGGATCTTATTTTCTCTGCGGTTATAATACGCAAAGCGATCTTCGTAATCATCGATGTAGTCGTGTCCAACGTGTTGATCAAACCCTACGGATAGAGCATCCTTGAGAATATCAGGGATGGCATCTGGACCTTTCTTGTCATCCTGACCGTCAGCGATCTGAATGCTTTCCATCAGTGCCATGTAGATAGCACGTTCCTTACACCACTTCTCAGTGATGTTCTCAGTCCATTCGCGTTCTGTCTCAGTAGGTTCCAGACAATCAATCAGAGTTTTAACAAGAGCAAACTCTTCTTGTGTCAAGTCATTACGATTCTCAGTCTCAATATAGAGAACTTCTTTAGTAGGAAGTCCATCATATTGACGAATGTAATCACCAATCTGCTCAAAGATTACTTTGTCAGTTCTCTCATCAAAGTATTCTGATCGCACAAAAGGCAAAACCTTACGTGCGTATACTTCATCATGCAGAAGATTCTTCAGAATCGTTAGTGGTATCCTCTCTTCCGCCATAAGTAAACTCAAGTTTCGCGGCGGCATCAAGTTGCCGCATTACATCATCAGTGAAATATTTTTTAGGTTCTCCGAGAATAGTTTTCTCGTAAACCTTTTTACCGTCAGGCATCTTCAGGTAACTGCCCGCCTTCTCAAAAATACCATACTTAAGGGCAAGTTGTGGCAGACCATAATACTTGTCAAGTCCACGCTCATCATAAAAGAGGCGGATCTCAACCTGCTGATTCTCTCTGCTCAGACGCGACTTAGCAGTCTTTGCCTTGATAACATTTCCAATGATTTCTGTTCCATCCTTTTCCTTCTTTTTGCTAAGATAAATGATTGTGCTGGCAGCGTATTTGAGTCCACTACCGCCTCCCATTTCTTTTGTAGGAACGTAAGCACCGACGACATCGTAGGTATGGTTGGTGACGATCATAGGAACATTCGCCTTTGCTAACTTAGAGGTTAGGATGCGGAAGGTGCCTTTGATCAGTTGACTTTTGGTCATGTCGCGAACTTGTTTGTCATTCAGCGTGTCTTCTGTCTCCTTAGCGGTAGACAACATGCCTAGACTGTCAAGCACGAACATCATAGGTGGTCTTTCTTCTTCAGGGAACTTGATATATCTATCAAGAATCTTATATGCCTGGTGTCTAAAGATTTCAACTGTCGAGCATTCTACATGGACAAATCGCTCAGTGATACCACGCGAGGAGAGTATATTTCCCTCAATAGCACCTTCTGTATCAAAGTAATAGACACAACCTTTAGGATTTTGAACTAAAAAGTTCTTTACTACTGCGGTGGCGAAATAGGTTTTTCCTGTAGAGGTCTCTCCTGCGATTGCCGTAATACGATTTCCAGAGACACCACCAAAGATGCTGCCGCTAACCAAGGCATTAAAAATATGAGAACCTGTGTCAATATAGGTCTCATGTTCTTTGATGTCTTTAACATGAGTGATATACTCCTGGTCAATCTCTTTGGAGATTATATCAAAAAAGTCCATTAGATACCTAATAATTTACGTTGTCTTTCAAAGTACCCATGGAGAATCCATGAACTACTATTCATCTTATCGGTACCACCTACACCCCACTCAAAGATAACTCGATCATCATCCTTAAAACGATCTAGTTCTGGAGTGTTGTCCCTACCACGATCACCACCATTACAGAATACCACCTGATCAGAGATTTGTAAACACTTTTCAATGGCACCACAGGCACTATCATCAGCATCATCCCAAGAAATAACACCATCTACCATGTCAAGATGGCGTACAATGTCAGCACGTTCTGTCCAACACTGAAAGTACTGACCTTTCTTACGCTTCAACCAAGGGTCACCATTCAATCCTACAATAAGATTGTTAGTAATGTCTTTGGCACGTTTGAAATATGAGATGTGTCCGCTATGGATGGGATCAAACCCACCAGTCACCAAACTTACCTTATCAAAAAACATTAGATAACAAAAATATAGTCTGAGTTTTGGGATTTAAAACTTTCAACTTGTTCTCTAGTCTTAAAGAACTTAAAAAGTTTTACGTCTGAATGCCCTTTAAGTTGATACTTTACTTTGATCATAATACAAATCCAAATTCTTCACGAGCAATTTTTTTGTATGGTCCACCAGGATTATCAGCACGGATATCTTTGATGCGGACAAGTTTTTGATAAAGAGAAGTGTCACCACCAAGACGCAGAGCGTTGATAATGGTTACTAATTCTTTGTCAGTAATGGGCAATTCCATAATAGCACTAAATGAAGAAAGATTCAAGGGTAGCGGTTTTCTCTAGTGACCATCCAATAGCATCTAGAATGGCACGAACGGGTTCAACGAACGATTTACTAAACTGAAGATCGTAGTCAATATATTGTTCCAGTCCCAATTCCACAGGGAACTCATTGATGAATGAGATTACATTCTCGTGAATTGGATTGGGTTTTTTTAAATAGCAGAACTTAATCTTCTCGCCGTTGTTGATGGCATTATATTTATTCTCCAATCCATGCTTTTTGATATAGTGATTGAAAAGCAAAGCACCTCTAGCATGAATAGGAGTTCCTTTGTTGTAGATTGATAGAGTACTCTTATATTTGTTTACATCAGACACTGAACGTGGGAACGAAATCAACTGTGGTGGCAACTTCTTAAAGTCAACCTTTGCTCGTTCTACAAAGTCAATCACATCATCTTCAGTCTGAGTCATGATGACCTTGAGCACATCCTTAATAAGTTTGCGACAAGGTGCTGGTGTAGAAGATTTGACTGCCTCAATACCCATCATTTTGAGTTGTGGTTCTTTAAAACGAACTCCTTCAATGTCCCAAGCGTTGAGAATGTATCTCTTCTTAGCAGTCCAGATGCCACGTTCAGCGATTGTCTCACGCTTCATGAACATCTTCTGCTCGTAAGCATTTACGTATGTCGCGAGGTCTTCATAAGAACCAGAAATATACTTTTCAAGTTCCACCTCACAGATCTTATCAAGGAACCCAACAATGACTTCAGTAGTTTTCTCTCTGCCTTGGAATACCTTGTCAACAAGAGGACCCAGATTGAGATAGATAGAATCAGTGTCAGAAGCAACAACATAATCAACCTCGTTAGTTTTTAGAACTTTGTTAATGTACCGGTTCATCCGGTTTTCGATCCACCGTATACTGAACTGACCCCCGAGAGTAATTGCCTCAGCATTCTCCAACTTATAATAACGAAAATAGTTATTGCCAATAGCACCATAAGCACTGTTGAGTTGGATTTTCTTTGCCATCTGGATGTTATTACATCTGGCAATCTCTTTCTCAAGTATCTTGGAAGGGTTCTTCTCATAATCTTTTTTCGCTTGGATCATCTTCTTCTTAAAGATGACACGCTCCTTATAGATTTTATCCATCAGAACCGGTAAGAAACCACGTTCTTTAGTTGTGAACATGGCACCGTTAGGACAGACAGTTACATCTTTGAGATCAGATAAATCAACCTCTTCTGCCAGAAGGCGATCAACGGTGACTGTTGGGTGTCGTTCATCCAGCAACGTTTCAGGCGAAATGTTGTACTGCATGATGAGGTGCGGGTATAGTGAGTTGAGGTCAAAAGATACAACCCAGTCATAAACACCCGGAACTGGTTCTTTAACGTA